ATTTATTTTCCTCCTTTGCAAATTCAGCCATAACCTTTGCAATATGGTCAGTCACCCTCTTAAGCCGGACGTCCCCGAACCCGAATTCCGCCCTCAGGGCATCCCGGCAATCACTGATGCCCAGGTTATAGATCTGGCTGCTATACTCAAGCAGCCAGAGGCGGAACGCTGGCAGGCTCATAGCCTTGATACGCTTCAGCTCCTGACGGCTCACGCCGGGGATCCTGATTCCCTGTTCCATTATGACAGCGCCTCCTTCATTTTCCGCCAAACAAAAGGAAAAGGACCAGAAAGTCCATAATGATAAACCATAGGACCAGCAGCGCAACGGCTGCTGCAGCTATTATGGGCATCCATTTCCAGCATTGATTCATGGCTTCCCTCCCGCTTCCCATTCCCGGTAGAGCCGGAACCAGTCATCGGCTCCCATAGTCACCTTCCAGCTGGTCCCGTTTTTCCGGTGGAACACAGCCGGGATGTTTCCAGTAGTCTTCCCTGCGTCTCTGGAAGCCTGGGCCAGAGCATCGTCAATGTTGAGGTGCTCCACACGCTTAACCTCGATATGGATACCGGGCAGCCCAACCACGTCAGCAGTGCCTTCGGGATTATTACCACAAAACTGAGCTGAGCGGCGGGCGTCGTACCCTTCGGCCTTACATAATCGTACGACCTCAAGTTCCCCGTACTTGCCCTTCCTCTTTCCATTTGTCATTGCTACACCTTCATTTCCTAGTTTTTAACTTCTGTTTTGACTTTTAAACTTTTAAAATTCAATTCAGAACCACTGTCCATATGTCTGAAGAAGTAGGGAGAGGGGAAATGTGTGTGGGAAACGTAGTCCCACACATTTACCCCCTACTTCCTGACATATGCAGTAATGGAAACACTATATATATAACTGTATTTCCAAATTCTTTAGCACTCTAAATCGCTAATTCTTTCAACGAGCCCATTTTTAACTTTGAACCCACCATTTTGGTTTATATAATTTTTCACGGTTCGTTCAGACTTAGAAAAATACCTTGCCATATCCGACAGTTTCGCTTTCCCCGCCTCGTTCGCATACGCTTCAAAAGCGATTTCCACACTGTCAACATTCTTGGCGGCTTCTTCCTTCTTCGCCTTGTTCGACTGTTCCCTACCCTTGTGATAGACATCAGCCAGGCTGCCCTCTTCCATGGCGTCCTTGAGCATGCCCGCGTCATCAGCCACATGGACGGGATAGCGAAAGAAAACATTGACTGGAGGAAAGGACGGAAACTCTCTTAGCGTCCCTGAGATGCGCCAAGCCGTCGCAATATCGTCCGGGTCCTGGTCCTTCACCTTGAGCTGGATCATGTCCAGCATGGCGTCCGGATCACGGGCGAAAACGCCGGACCCGCTGGCGCGGTCCATGGACTTCTTGAGCCCTTGACCGCCCTTGCTGTGATGGTGGCAGTAAATGACAGCACAGCCGAGTTCCGTGCAAATTTTGTCAAATTGGTTGCAAAAATGGGCCATCTGGTCAGCGCTGTTTTCGTCCCCTGTAATGACTTTATAAATGGGGTCAATGATGATGGCTATGTAATCCGATTCCTGCGCCCTGGCAATGATTTTGGGCGCTAGCTTGTCCATCGGGACACTTTTCCCGCGCAGGTTCCAAATTTCAACGTTATAATCAGCCTCGTGACCAATGCCAAGGGCCTTCCCCACAACGTCAAAGCGGTCAAAGCAGGATGGCTCATCAATCTCAAGGTTGACGTAGAGGACCTTTCCTTTTTCACAAGGAAAATGTCCCAGCCACGTCGTACCCGATGCGATGGCCATGGCTAGCTCGATGAGGGCAAAGCTCTTTCCGGCCTTTGAAGGTCCTGCAATGAGCATCTTGTGTCCCTGCCTCAAAACCCCGTGGATGAGTTCGTCTGCTTTGGGTGGAAGCCCCTTGTCTTTTGCCTCTCCAAGATTCTTGATGAAGGGCATGTCGTCATTGGTATTCTCGATCCATTCCCGCCACTCGTCCCAGGATTCCTTTCCAAGGTTTGTGCCAATAAGGAACTGTTTCTTGCCGCCTCGTTTGACGCCAGGAAGCCGGGAAAGCCTAGATGGATTCTTATTGGCCGTGTCGATGGTAAGGCCGTTCTTTTCGCAGATTTTGTACAGAAAATCAATACGCTGCCGATATTCTTCCGCATTAGCTGCATCGACCTTCACAATGGCATGAATGCTTTTTGCGCCGCTGTAGGTCAGGGTTGCCACCGGCAGCTGCAGTTTTCTGATAGCCTCGTTCTGCTTAGCCAGGGAAAGGTCGTCGCATTCGACCAGGGCGTATTTAAAGGCGGTCACATTTTCGTTTTTGACGCCGTGTCCATCCAGGGCATTGATGCGGATCCACATCCCCGCCTGCGGGTTATAATCTCCAAAGACAGCGCCAATGTCGCCGTTGCACTTTTCAAGCTGCGTGATGAGCGTGCCGCTTGTCCTGCTCGTATAACCACTATTGGCGGGAATGAATTTGTCCGTGTCATCCTTACGCATACTTTCGTTGACGTAGCCGACATGGTCTGAAGCATCGAAGAGTGTACGGAGAAAGGTGATGATTTCCTGTACCGGTTTCCAGTCCCCCTGTGGCTCCCTAAATGCCTCACCTTCAAGGAGTTTCGGATTGATGATGATCCCGCTTGATGGATCTTGACGAATTTCATCATCCCACGAAAGGGCGCGCCCTGCTTCCCGCTCCTTTGGCTTCCATCCTCTCTCCTTTGCCATCATGGTGATGGTGGCTCCCGTTACGGGATTGGGAGAGCCGCGAAAGCCCTCCCATTTCTTGCTGCATTCACCGGAGTGGTAACGGACACTGTCAAGGGCGCTCCAGTTGTCCCACGCACTAAGAGGATAGCCTTCTTTCTGGAGGGCCATCCCTACCTGCAGCCATTCCTGGTAAGAGCAGGAAGTTGGATCAATAAAATTGAGCACGCCTAAAAGGTCAAATTGCTTCATGATTCATTCCTTCTTGAGGATTGTAGGCAGCGGGGATGATGCCAGACGGGATGCGCCAATCATTTTCCGCGATACGGCCAATCATGCTGCTTGCCGCGGAAAAGCTCCAAGTCCCAACATGAGAAAAGCCTTTGCGTTCCAGAAAACGGATCTGCTTTGGCGTTGAAAGGCCATTCTGTTGGCGCATCTTGAGCCGTTCAATAAGCTGCGTTGCAAGGCCTGCATTTTCTACCGTGTCCGGTGCGATTCCGTGGGCTTCAAGGTATTGCAGCTGCTTTTGCGTCGCAGGGCCCTTTTCCCACATGAATGTCGGTTCGTATCCAGCAAGATCCCCTGCTTCGATGGAAAAGAAATATTGAATTGGGTCCACCAGCTTACGTTTGCGTTCACGCATGGCCTTGAGCTCCTTGGCTAGACTAGCTTCCCGCTCAGCTACAGCATCCCTTTCTGCTTCATCTGCAGCTTCTTCAATATCAAGGGCCATCCCAGCGCTGTCTTCAAGGCGCTTTGTCATCTTTTCTGCAACCTTTTCGTCCTTGCAAACGAGAGATGCTGGCCTGCAGAGGTTATGACGCTCAGTAAGCCATAAAAAATCCAAGAGGAGTAAATCCTTTTTCCCTGGCGCAAGTCTGCTCCCCCGCCCCACCATTTGCTGGTAAAGGCTGCGTATCTTTGTTGGACGAAGGACGACAACACAATCCACTGCGGGACAGTCCCATCCTTCCGTGAGGAGCATGGCGTTGCAGAGCACGTTGTATTCCCCGCGTTCATAGGCATCAAGGACTTCGGCACGGTCTGCACTGTTTCCATTGACTTCTGCCGCCTTAAATCCATGGCGGTTCAGGATATCCCGGAAAGCCTTGCTCGTTGCCACAAGCGGCAGGAAAACAACGGTCTTCCGATTCTTGCAATATTGCTCCATTTCGGTGGCAATGGCTTCAAGATATGGTGACAGGGCATCCCCCAAATCACCTGCTGCGTAGTCCCCGTTTGCCATCTTGACGCCCCCAAGATCGATATTGAGTGGCACTGTAAGGGCCTTGATAGGTGACAGGTATCCTTCCTTGATGGCTTGCGGGAGGGAATATTCATAAGCGATGTTGTCAAAATACTCGCCCAGGCACGCCACATTTTGCCTCTCAGGCGTTGCCGTGACGCCTAGGACTTCCGCATTAGGGAAGTGATTTAAAACCGTCTGGTAGCCATTTGCAAGGGCGTGGTGGGCTTCGTCTACAATGATGGTCTGGAAGGTATCAGCGGGAAAGCGGTTTAAGCGTTTTTCCCGCTGCATGGTCTGGACGCTGCCGACAGTGATCCGAAAAAAGCTATCCAGTGAAGTTCCGCTTGCCTTTTCTTTGCTTGTCATAAGGCCCGTTGCTTTTAGGATCTTATCCTGGGCTTGAGTCAATAGCTCATCCCGGTGGGCAAGGATGAGGACCTTTTTGCCACGGGCCACGGCTCGTTTGGCCACGTTTGCAAAAACGATGGTCTTGCCGCATCCCGTAGGAAGAACAAGGAGCGTGCGCCTGTGTCCACGCTCCCAGTCTTGTTCAATGGCCTCAATCGCTTGCTGCTGATATGGCCGGAGTTCCACTTAG